AAGACTCATTTTTTATAAATTTTTATTGTTTAAGTTTAACTCTAAGTTTTGAACTTGAATCACCTGTAACAACTCTAAATTTTTGTCCGGATTTAGTTTGTAAAATCCCTTCTTTTCTTGGTTCCATATCAATATTTTTAGCTTCTTTTGCATTTTCATGTAACGCATCGGCACGGCCTTGCTGATAAAAATGCTCTGCTAATTTATCCGCATTCCTTGCGGCAAATAAAGCTTTATGGTAACCTACAGCATTTTCCATTTCACCTTTGTCATTTAAATAATTATTAACAAATTTTGAAATGTCAGTTTGATTATTTTTTGTTTCAGTAACATTATTAACTTTATATCTATATTTATTATTTCCAACTTGGAAATCAAATCCTCTAAAGTTGTCACCAAAAACAGAATCAGTTTTTTCTAAAAATAACTGTGTAAGTTGTTGTGATGTTTCTTGATTCTTTTTTAAATCGTTATAATGCTGGTAAGCTTCTGTATACTCTTGTGGAATTTCTTCTTTGCGTCTTAACTTAAGATCTGCGTAATACTTTTCTTTATTAGTATCAAAAAACTTTTTAGCATTATAAATTTCTTCTTTGTAAGCTCTTTGCTTACTTCTTATATCTCTAGGATCATCTTCTTCTTCAGAATATGAAAAATTATCTTCCATGTATTCTGTAATTTCTTTTTGATCCCAGGGTTTAGATTTTGTATAATATTGTCTTAATAATTCTCCTTCTGAAAAATTAGATACATCTTTATTAAGATCAACATAATCTTCAATTGATCCACCTGTTTCATCCATAAACTTTACTAGTTTATCAACATTTTCTGGTAAATTTATTTCAGGTTGTGGTGGTTCAGATTTTTTATTTACATCAACCGATCTTTTGTCAACTTTAGGTTGACTATTATCAATTTTTTCCGGTTGTTTATTTTCTTCTTCTTTTATAAGTTCAATAGGTGAGTCTATTTTTTCCCCTTGTTTTTCCTCGTTACTCTTATTGTTTTCCTCTTGTTTATTTTCTCCGGTAACTTCTTTAGGCTCTTCTTTGTTTTCTTTTTGAACTTCTTCGCTAGTTTCGGATCCGTCGCGTACAGGTACCTCATCTGCGCTTTGCTTTTGAACGGCATCGTTTTCTTTATTTTTTAGTTTATCTAAATCAACTTTTATAACATCGTTATTTTTTTTGCCTGCAGCTTCTGGCTCAATTTCACCTTTTTCTACAGCTTTATCTAAAACAGCTTGTTCTGTTTGTTGTTTAGATTTTGGTTCGTCTGTAACGACTCCTTTTACTTTCCATTTTTCCATAATTAAATAATATATAATAGTTTAAAATTATCTAGGCTCAAATCTGCTTAGGTCTATTCCACCTAAAACATCATTACCGCTAGACTCAAATTCTCTTGGTTTTGAAGCTTGCTGTGTTTTAGTACCGGCAATTTCTTTTTTAGTACTAAGTTCAGCATCTTTTAACTTCATATTCATTTTAAATTCTTCAAGCATAAGCTCTTTTTTAATTTGAGCTTCTCTTTCTAATTTTTCAATATCAAAGTTTTTCTGTGCTTGTGCTAATTTTATTTTAGCTTCTGCTTTGATACTTTCAGCTTGTGACTTTGCTAATTCTGAAGCTTGTGCAGCTTGAGCGTTAGCTTGCGATTGAGCTTGAATATTTTGTTGAGCTCTTTCTTGATCTTGTTTTGCTTTTTTAGCCCTTTTATATTTTAGTAATTGGTTAGCTAATTTTATATTTTTTATTTGTCTAATATCAATTACATCTTCTAAATATATTTGATCTCTTGATAAAGCGGCTTGAATATTATTTTCAACTAATTGTTTTTCATCTGCATCCGGATCTAATTCTAAAAATATACCAAAATCATGTAGATGTAAACTTCCTACTTCTTTTAATGCTCCCACACTAAATCTGCCTATACTTGTTATAAAAGCATCTCTTTGTGGATGAAACTCTAATACATCTTTTATTCTAATAGATATTGCTTCTGCTAAAGATATTGTTAAATATAAAGAACTATGTAATATATGTCTAGTTGCCGTGTTAGAATTAGCTGCTGCTAATTTTTGTACTCCAACTAAAGCATTCGGATCTGGATCAGAACCATCTCTTGCTTCATTTAATCCGGTCACATCTCTTATCATATTTAAATAATAATTGTATGCTTGTATTAAAAGTGTCGATTGTTGACCACCACCTCCAGGCAATTCTTGTATTGGCAATCTGCCAGAATTAGGATCTCCTTCTACATTTGTAGATCTACCTATAATTGATCCTGTTTGAAAATATAAATTTAATGCTTCTTGTGGGTTATAATTAGTACCATTACCTAAATCTATTTCAGATAATCCATCTGCATCTACAAATACACCAGAAGGTGTCATTCTTTGTATTACTTGTTGTAATTTTAAATGTGTTAATTGTATGAGGTCAGCATAGGTTATCATTCTACTAACTAAACTTTCAATTTTACCTTTATAAAAGCGTGGAGCGGTTACAGCATAATTCATCATAACTCTATTAACATTAGAATCAGGACGAACCATATTTTTAGCTTTTTCCCATTTTAAAAGTTTATTAGCACCTAAAACCATAACACCTTCATAAACCACTTCCCTAGCCTGAGCTACTTTTTCAAATCTTGTTCTTTGATCTTTAGGTGGGTTAAAGTTATCATTTTTCTTAATTGCTTTTTTACCACCAGAAGATGTTTCTTTTACTTTAAAAACACTTTGTTCCCACGATTTCCAATTAAAATACATTACAGTTAATGTATTAGAATCATAAGAATCATCAGAATCATTATTAGTATAATCATACTGATTAATTTTACCTGACTTTGCTATTGTTTTTTCAAATTCTTCATCAGATAAATTTGGAAATTGTTTTTTAAGTTCGTTAGATTTTATTTGTTTTATTTCACCAAAGTAATATACATCTTGAAAATTAGGATCTTCTGTATATGAATATACTAAATTAGCAGGATCTACGTATTCGAGTTTAATACCATCAGTATTATTAAAAGTATGCTTAGCGCAAGATATACCCAAGACAGTTTGGTCATAGTCTAATCGTTTTTTTAATTCGTGATAATTATTTCTTTTAAATACATTGTCAATAGCTTGCTCATGTGCAATTTCAATGGAAGGCTTATAGCCTATTTGCATGTAAAGTTCTAACTCCTCTTTTGACTGAGGAATATCATCACCCTTTACATTTGCAACATCTATACCTAATTTTTGTTCAATTTCACCAATAAATTCTTTTGCTAGAATATCTTCTTGTACTCCTTCAACAAAATTAGTTCTTTCTTTTGTAGATGTTGGATCTTGTGCAAATGCTTTGATTGAAAATAATCTATCTTGCATGCCATTTACAACTATATCAACAAATTTAGGTATTATAGGTACAGGCTTCCAATCAAGATTTAAATATGATAAATCACCATTTATAGAAAATTCATCTTTATATTTTTGTATTGATTGTTCACCTCTAGCATATAATTTTAGCCTATGAAATTCTCTTTGATTTTGAAGAAAGCGACCTGTACCGGCACTTTTTCTAAACCATTCATTTTGTATGCCTCTTGCCACTTCCAATCCGTATTCTTTGCTTGCTTTTGTAGCATCATCAACCGATTGGCTGGGAAATTGAGTTACATATCCTGTGACCTCTGCCATTTGTTATATATTTTTTTTATTGAATAGCTAACTATTGTTATTAATAAAATAGTTTGTATATTTAAATGTGGTTCTCCACATAATCCTGTTAAGTGTTCTATTATTTTCACTATAATATTTTACTTTTTAATCCTGAATTATTATATTTTGAAAATCCAAAATCAATTTTTCTATTTTGTCTTTCTGCTCTTGGGGCATATAAATGTCTTTGGCAAGCCATTATAGCTAAACCACTACTTATAGAAGCATCAAACTTTGTTCTATTGTTAATATTAAACTTAGACCAATCTTCAAGTGTTCTTTGAAAATACA